GTAGCAGGAAACATGCTCCTGTTAACACAGTGGTTGTTGTAAGACCCTAAAACATACACCAATACAAGTATCTTACCCTTAAAGTATTGGAATCGCTCAAATTACGTAGAGAGCGTAAACGAACTGATGTTTAACGTCTTCAGTTAAAGACCCCAATTCACATCCAAGATGTATCAAAATTCAGCATTAGGTTATCTACTACGGATCCCCACCCGCGCTCAGTCCTAAATTCTTTACTCATTTTGTATACGTACTCTATTCCGCGAATCAGATGACGTTATCTTCATACTCGTACCTTAATTGTTCTTTATAGGTAGGGTTTGCATCCAATCTACGTTGATATATAAGCTCTTTTGCCTTCCGAAATTCGGGATAATTAGCCTTATACCATTCTAGTGTTTCGCCCGAAAGGGGTCTAAACTCACCAATTGGTATGGCATAATTAAAATATTTGAATCTGTCTGATTTAGGGGCTAATTTGTTAAAAGCCTTTGTAACACAACCAACTACACTAGAACAACCAGTTATAAAGCTGATAGGCTCTAAAACGGTTTCCAAAGTTTCGGATGCTCCTTGTGTAAGGATAGCCGTTGCTGAGGACAAAGCTTGTTGAACAACGGGTTTGTTGGGAAATTCCCAATTAGCACCATTATCTAAGTAAGCTTCAGTCTTAGGTATTAATTTTTGGTATGTGTCATTATCAAACATTTCCATGGCAATAGAGAATACATAAGGGTTTACTCCATCAGGGATTCCTTTTTCAAGGATATCTGCTGTGGCATGTTGTTGATAGTAAGCGCGTAGTTCTTCTGTATTATCGAGTATGGCATAATAGTTATCCGAATTTATTGGTTGAACTCCCTTGTGCTACCGGAGAATTAGCAATATCCGCTTCAACGCGAGCTACTACGTTAGGTAAACTTTCGGTAGCTTTTGTTGCATAGGCTGAAAATGCTGAGGATTGGTCAGGAATAATTTCATAGCATGTCCAGGTCTCGAATCTAAAAGCACCAGTGACATTAGTAGCCACTATGCTAGTACAATCCCAATCCAGATCTAAGAAATTAACAGTTCCAAGTGGCATCGTAGAGGCCGTAGTTGGAGTTGTCTGATTAGCCGCTGCAGCTGTAGTCGAAGTTAATGGGTCAAACATATAGCTAACTCCTGGTTGAGCAGTTACTATAATGTGTGGAGTATCCCAAATCGGCTTCCACGTAAATGTCGCTCCGTTGTGCTTAACAACACCTCGTGGACAATTTTCAGGTCTAAAAGTCATGACCTCCTTAGATGTATTGCTAGTAAAACCAGCTGTAAAGGGTGTCAAGACTTCGATAGACATGGGGTTCGTACCTGCATTCAGATTGGTCAATGCTACCACTCCATTTGCTGATGGAATATTGACAATACCTCCAGTTTTCTGGTAGGAATCAATACTAGCGGGAGAGCTAGTGACTGTTATAAGTCCGGAAGCACTAGCAGCAGATCCAGTATAAACTAAACGCCAGCCCATAGATGTAATACGGACCTTGTTAGTGCTTATGTACGGTGTTGTATCTGAAACTGTAGGATCATCGACATACCCAAATATCCAGCTGTTAGGATTAATAGGTACGAAGTTACCTGAGCTAGTTAAAGCCGTTGTTATAGCCTGCATTGAATTAATAGATCTAGTACCTGCTGACAACACCGTTCCGTTGAAGGATGGTGTTATGGAATAATTTCCAGTACTACCTAACGATCTAAAAAGACCATTATACGGTAAAGCTGGTAGTGTCAATATCTGAAAAGAACAGGTACCTGGACAAATAATGTCCGTGTAAGAGTAATAATCAGACAAAAGCCTGGAATCGTTAGAACCATCAGGCAACAGGCCATATTTATGTGCACCCCAAGGGTTCATTCTACACATGGCCCATTCACTTTTATTATTTCCATGCGAGTTTAGTGCAGCCATAGCCCTACGCAACTCCCTCTCCACTGTATCGGTTGTACGATATGGTGTTGTAATTTGCTTAGGTTTAGCAAGACTAGCTCTATTTCGTCGTTTCCGCCTGGCGGTTTTGGATAATCCTTGTCCTGGCGGTCGGACAACGACTACTTTGTTTTGCCTCTTTGGTGGCATTAATTTAAATGATAATTTTGATAACGTTTCAAATACGATATTAGTGGGGCTAATATTAGTACACCAGCAAGCTCGGTTTCGTATTGTATTTGCATTTCTTTAGAAATGCCAAATGCAACTGCGAAATCCTCCCTCGTGACATCAGATATGTCTCTGGTCCGTAAAGACCCTTTCTCAACACTCCTGGCTGGTATCTTGTCAATCTTCCCCAATGGTTTAGCGTATTTAGCATCGTGTAACAAAAATAGTGACCATGCTTGCAATATAGGAACACCAGAATTAACTGCGAGTTCGCATAAAGCCATGCCACTAATATATCTATTAATGCACTTTGAATACCTATCTTCGGTATAACAAGTTCTAGACATGGATCTAAAAGGCGTTTTCACCATTCTCCAAACTAACCCATTATCACCCATCACCCTTATAGGTGATGTTTGACAATATGTTATTTCACGAAAATCGTAACATATCCTATCCATGGTGGTCTCCATATTAAAATTATTAAAGAAGTTTAAGCCAAGTTTCTGGAACTTGACAAAATCTTCCATGTCAAATATAATAACTGAATCATCACCATTAACGTGAATACTCCCTTGAATTCCTGCAACCTCCAAAAATACTTTGTACATATGATAGTTGAGTAAACTATTACCCTCGGAGGTAGTATACTCACCTGACATACGATGCCCCACGACATTATAAATAATGCCGCGTTGCGTGTACCCTTTATTATGTAATTGCATCTCTAAAATCTTAGCCAAAAATGCATCCTTGAATAGTGTATTCCAATATTCGTGCTCTATTTCCAATAACTGCGTATTATAATGTCCATCAAACTTACTATGGTCACAACAAATAGCCATTGGATTTCGATATGAATTCCATGACTGTAATAAAACATCAGCTATGCCATAAGTATCGAAATTCTTTGTCATAACATGTTTTAAATAATTGTTGCCCACTTTAAGGCTGGTATTGTGAATTACTTCACTATGTGACATCACATAGGCCTTTAGTGTATATAGGTACTCATAAGATCTAAATTGAATTACCCTACAAGGTTTCCCCTCTTCCAATTTCTCTTCTGTTAACTTCTCAAACTTCACGAACGATGTTATACGTGCGGCAGTCTTATCAACATAGTATCTATTGCGTAGATTACTGTAAGCCTTCCTATACCTCTCCCTAATATTAGCACGAGTCTTACTCATGACAATATTATGGGGTTGTTTATGGAAGCTATCAGGATATTCTTTACGCAACAAATCTGCTTGTGTCAATACACTAGATCTCAACATCCTTAGATATTGGTTGTCTGGATTGAAGTTAACTAAATTGGGTAACAAATGACGTCTCATGAGTGCGTCGTACTCGTTGCAGCCACATTTATTAGGATAGTAGTGCCTAGTCA